ATACTATTAGATATTACGAAAGGTCGTGCACCTCAGACGTGCAATTTATTGCACGTCTCCGGTGCAGTAAATTGCACTCCTACCAATATATATAATAATAAAGCTTATAATAAAGAGAGAGAGGAGCAGTGCGCTAGCGCTAGCACTACTCATCCTCCCACTGCGGAAAAAATCTTCATTTCACCTGATCTCGAAGGAAGCGATCTCACGAAGGGAACGCTTAAGATTCCTCAATCCAAATGGGACGTCTACGTCAAGCAATACGGCGAGACGCGTGTCATTCGCTGCGCTACAGAGCTAAGCAACTACATCGTCAAAACCGGACACAAGTACAAATCACACTATCTCGCTCTGAATAGCTTCATCAAAAATTCCATCGACCGTGAGGAAACTCAAAAAGCCAAAGACGTGAAAGATAAAAAAGTCGATTGGAAAAATCCTGATGGCATAGGGAATACTAAGTTCCGTCCTAAATCGATGGATGAGGATTAACATGAAAACCGCTCAAGGTATCATTGAGTCTCATTTTGGTTTAAATGATTCGGTTCAACGTTCCAAAGATATTCTCTGCGTTGGCTATCTTGTTGGCGGCACTGACATACGCTATTTTGAGGAGCCAAAAAAGGCTGAGGAAATAACTTGCATCTACTGCGAAGTGTCTCACATGACGACATGCCTAGACTCCCAACAAATCAAAGGTTCTCCCATTCGACGGCTTGCAATGTGCTGCAAAGATAAATGCCCCTCTCTGGATCTCGCGAAGGATTATCAAATTCCAGTTCAAAAATCCGCAGTCGTTTGGAAACAGTTTGGAATTCCTGCAACTCATGAAGCGAGCACCTTCGAGAATTTCAAGCAGGTAAATTCTTTCAGAGATCGTGCAGAAAAATTTTGCACTGATGGCAATTGGTGTTTGACTCTTCATGGCTCCTCAGGAAAAGGCAAAACTCATCTCGCTGTAGGATTGCTGAAGAAATATCACAATATCACGAATGAAGTGGCATTATTCAGCTCTACTTCTCAGATTCTTAAGGATTTAAGAGAAGCTCAGTCAGGAAATGAAAACGAATATCGTGTGATTGATTCCTACGTTTCCAGGCCATTTCTTGTGATTGATGATCTTGGCTCTACCCGTGGCACTGACTGGCAAATTGAAAAACTTTATGAAATTATCGATGGAAGATACGCCGGAAAAAAGAAAACAATTCTTACCACTAACTTGACTTTCGACAATATCGAAAAAATATTTGGTGTGAGATTGATGAGACGTATCGCAGATAATGCAAGAGAACTGACATTTAACTAAATATTTTAAACCAGAAACTCACAGAAATGACCTACAATGATGGAAAATAAGCAATCAGTACCTAAGGTCAAAAAAACATTTATCGTCGATTGTAGGTCAAATAAACAGTGTTCTATGCATATTCTTGTGGATAAATTAAAACTCTAAGGATCAAACATGGAAGAAAGATCATCGCCTGATATTATTATTCGTCATCGCTTCACTTCTAGCGGAAAATATGCCTTTTTCATGATGGGCACGTATTTTCTTGCAAAATTAATATTTTTATTTTACTACTTCGATGAGACCGTCATTCGGTATGTTTATGGTGTGTAACATCTTCGGGATGGTATGAATAAGCATGATGTTAAAAAAAGATGTGACAAAGATGGATGGATTCTTTTTGAAACTCATAAGCCAAAAGAATTTAGTCTTGTGATTGTTCAAAATCAGGTTCATGAAGAGCAGTTAGGTTGGTGGACTGGATATACCTGGGATTATGGAAGAAAAAAGATTAAAGGCGATCCTTATCGCTGGAAAATATTACCTAGAGGGTTCGACTTTTCATGATGTTTTTTGAGAAAATATGTCTTTTTGTCACGTTTGTATGTTTGATCATGTGGATAAATTCTTTATCAATTTCTATTTTAAAAAGAAAGGATGAAAATGAGCGGAGTGATGATGAATGAAGAAATTTTAGCATTTATTGTGGAAAGTGAAAGAAATCATATAAAATTTCTTTCAAAAATTAGTCATTCTTTAATTGATCTTCATAAACAATTAGAGGATTGTGAATTTAAGGAAATGTTACGTAAAATTGGACTTAACGTTTCTCTTTATGGACTAATTCATGAAGTTGAAATGGATAAATTTATTAAAGAAAGGGAAAGTATGCCATTAGTAAAAGGGAAAGCAGCAAAAAGTAAGAAAGGATTTTCTGAAAATATCAAGCGTGAAATGGAAGCGGGTAAGCCTCAAAAGCAAGCGGTTGCTATTGCTTATAGCGAAGCAAGACGTGGAAAAAAACCAATGAAGAAAAAATCATGAATTTTGAACAAGCAAATCAATTAAAAATAATGGGCAAAAGTCTTGCTCATTTATCAGCATCTCTACAGTATGCTGTTGGAGATATTGAAAATTTGATCCATACCTTTAAAAATTTGGAGAAAGAAATGTCGAAGAAATTTATACAAGAAGCTATAAATCCTGCACACAAAGGATCCTTGAGAAAAGCTTTACACGTGAAAAAAGGTGAGAATATTCCTGCTGCTAAGCTTGCAAAAGCAGAACATTCTAAAAGTCCTTCCTTGAAGAAAAAAGCTGTTCTTGCAGAAACTCTTAAGAAAATGCACAAAAAATAACATGGAAAATTCCATTGAAAAAATCATCTTTAATTTGCACCATTCTAGACTGAGAATTTTGACTCAGGTGAAATGTCTGCAAGCCGAACTCGTTGAAATGTCTATAGTAATCAATGAATTGACATCATATGCAAGCAAATTTGACACGCAAGAGGAAAAAAGAAAATCAAATGGTAAGGCAAATGACTCTTGAAGAATACGAAAAAGAAGTTAGATTATCTGAGGCGCTTCGATATTTGAAAAGAGCACTTTTTAATTTGGAGTTGCAGGTTGATAAACAGTCAGCTGCTATTAAAGATTTTTATGATATTCTAGAGAAAATTAGACAGGAGATAGAGGAAAATGGACAAACAAATCCACAAGATAGAGAAAGACCTGAAAAAAGGTACAAAAGACACGAAAAAGCTTCTGAAGATGGATAAAACATTTGACAAAAAGCTTGAAAAATGTGGAATAGTTGAGAAGAAAAAGAAGTAATCTGATTTATAAGAGGGAGCATGCAAAGATTGGAGCAATCTGCAGCTGATACTGTGGGCGCATTAGCTGGTGAAACTCCAGCCCCTTTTAATGTTTTCCAAGCGCGGAATGGCATACCCTTAGCCAAAATGCGGTAGTTGTGATTGAGCAAACTCATCTTCAACTGACGATTTGCTTAGGTTGCCTGTGACCTCTTGATCAGAAAAACAGGCATTTTTTTGAGATGGAAAATTTATGGAATATGTTTTACTGATGCTTAATGCAACTTTAGCAAGTCCAACTTCGCCTTATTTTTCGGTATCGAAATGGAGATCAATATGAAATGCAAAATCTGCGGGAAAAGCCATGAAAAATCAAGTCACGAACATTATAATTTGGTATCTGATCTGCGTGATAATGGCTATCCTGTTCATGAAGGTAAGTATAACAGTGCTCACAGAAAAGCAAATGCAGCTGAGAAAGCAGTGTTTGGAGAAGCAAAATTTAGGGCCATGAATAAAGTTGATGCTGGTCTTAAGAAGCACGAACTTGCTGGAAAGAATTTGAAGACTGGAAAGATAGAGGTAAGCAAGAAAGTTCCTCCTAAATTTAGAGAAGAAGTTGCGTTACATGAAGCAGTCGAAAGCAAACAACTCAGAAAGAAAAATGACGGTCGTCGTAAAAATAATAAAAGAACCGGCTAAATGTGATACATGCAGATCGATCGCTTATGCATTAGAAGTTACATGGAATAAGATGGAATGGTTCTGTGCCAACTGTTGGATTAAAAGAAAAACTATTAGGAAAAGAAGATGAGTTGGATTAAAGTTTCAGATCGACTTCCTAGCGAAAAGGAATGTGACATAAATAGTGGATGGTTTCTTGTCTGCCGTGAAGGACATAAACGATGTGATATTTCTCGTTTTGATGGTTGGGTTGATCCCGCCTATCAACATAACTGGAAAAATCCATATGATATTCATGTCACGCATTGGATGCCATTGCCAGATTTCCCTGATGAATATAAAACATAAGGAAAAAGTATGAAATTACTTACTATTTTACTATCCATAATGTTATTTGCTCTTCCAATGGAAGCAACTTCCAAGAATAAGAAAAGATATATCGAAAGAAATGAACTCTTCATGTTCTCTCATGGAATGTACATCGCTTGTCCAGGGAATCTCTATCGTGTTCGTTCTGTTTACTTCAGCAAAAAGAATGGATATTTCACTTACAAGAATGAAATGCGTAAGATCCCACTCAATAAGATGTCTGGGAAAAATTGGGATGGACATTCAGCAATTAATAGAAGAAGCTCTGATGAATGACTCTGAAGAATCTCCTAGAATTATGCAAGGATTCTGTGAAGTCTGTAAAGATGAGTATTGTCCAATTCTGATAATAGGCAATACAGCTTATGATGATGGCGAAGAAATTGGAATATGTTATGAATGCAGTCATGAGCTTTGGATTCAATACACAGTTAAAAAAATGAATCGATATAAGATGCGCTGACATAGCTCAATTGGTAGAGCACTCGATTTGTAATCGAACGGTTGTGAGTTCAAGTCTTACTGTCAGCATCTTTTTTATCTTCGAACTCTTTAAGTTTCTGTTTGACAATTTTAGATTTTAATATTACGTTCTTCGCGAATATCTTAACGACATCTTTAGCTTTCGGCTTTGTATCAAGTTCAAGGATCATTATCGTCAATGCGTTCTCTAGTGTGCTAAATATTATTTGACATGATTCCTTCAGCTCTGATGGATAAGTTTTCATCAGATTATTCACAATCTCCAAAGCTTCTTTTTGACTGATCTCATCTATGTTTAGGTTATTCGGTTGAGTAGTAACTATTTGGACATCTTCGACTTTTTCCATGTTCATACCTATTTATAGTGAAATCTTTCTCTAACTCCCAATGCAGGATTCGAACCTACGACCAATACATTAACAGTGTACTGCTCTACCACTGAGCTAATCGGGAATAGATTTACTTGGAATCTTCTTTAGGAGCTATAGCAATTTGTGTAATTCTTCTTGGGCGAATTGTCAAGTCTTTTCGTAGATCCTCTATGGAGATGATGATGTAAGGATAAATAGAATTGTATGTGATGTACTTTGCAAGCCGTTTAAATCGAACTTTGTGTGGTGTATGAATGTCATCTGTTTCTTGCGTAACAGGACTCGAACTACTTATTGGACTCACCATGGTTTACCTCAATGTTGTGTTCTTCATCCATACCAAATTCTTGCAATATTTCCATACGATATTTGCTCCATGGAATATGTCTTTCTGTGTGTTCATCATATGGAAGATATACCATTATCTCATTTTCACTGAGAATATCATCATCGATTATATTCATTTTCAGTCTCTAACCTCGATTGTCATTTATCACTTTGCCACCTCCGGCAAACCGATCGCGAAGAGTATACCAATTCGAAGACAAAAAAGCAAACCGAACTTTTCTTCTTGAGGGATTTGGAAAAACTTGGTATTCAGGAAATTTATCAAGTGAAAGGTTTATTATGAGTAAAAGATTGGAACTTGCTGGCAAAACTTTTGGTCATTGGTTGGTTGAAGAATTTTTCATTTCAACAACACACAGTTCTTATTGGAAATGCAAATGTCTGAAATGTGGTACAAACAACCATATTGTACAAAGTGGGCATATGCGTAGAGGGAACTCAACTAAATGTAAAGATTGTGCAATTAAAGAAACCAAAAAAAGATCGTTTAAGCATGGTTATTCAAGTAAAAATTTATATATTACCTGGACTACCATGAAGCAAAGATGTGAAAATAAAAATCTTTCTGCAGCTAAATGGTATTATGAAAAAGGGATAAAAGTTTGTGATGAATGGCAAGATTCTTTTACATTCATTCGCTGGGCAGAAGCCAATGGACATCAGCCTGGAATGCAAATTCATCGAAAAAATAGTGACGGAGATTATTGCCCTGAAAATTGTATATTTTTAACAGCTTCCGATCATAGAAAACTTCATGCTGAAGAAAATTCTTTGAAAAAGAAAGCGATTTGAAAAAACAAATCCAGAATTGGTAATTGGGATTTTGACCCAATCTTGACCCAATCTTGACCCAATCTTTACCCAAAAATAATTTAAAAAAGGCACTCAGTAGAGAATTCCAGTTCTCTACTGAGCATGAGAAAAAACAAAACTCAGTAAAGAGCCGGAATTCTTTACTGGGTATAAGGCATATCGTAAGTGTTTTCAACATACTACATCCATAATTTCTATCATACAACTTTCATTCGGAAATAAATCTTTGCACAAAATCATATACTCTTTATTAGGTTACCTTTTTTCATCAAAAACTCAATTCAGTAGATATTCATCATCAAGATGTCTACAAAAATTCTATCGTAAAAAGCTATCGGTATGCTATGGATAATTATAAATTAAAAAGTTTATGGTTATGGCAAAAAAAAAGATTCATGGAAATACAAAGCATATAATAGATGAAAAAATTCTTTATGCTTTGGCAAAGAGATGGTCTCCTACTGAAGAGATAGCTGACCTTTTTGGATGTAGTCCAGATACGATAGAACGAAAATATATGCATGTGCTTAAAAAAGCTAGAGCTGAAGGGAAAGATGCTCTTCGAATAGCTCAATGGAAATCTGCTATTGAAGGTGGAAACGTAGCCATGCAAATATGGCTAGGGAAACAAAAGCTAGGGCAGAAAGAGCCGCCTAAAGAAGACACATCTGACGCAGCAGTTGAGGAAATAATATTCACTGTACATCCAAGCATGGTGCCTGATGCTCCTAAAAATCCAGTCTGATTATGTTCCACGAGCATGGCAAGAAAAGTTTGCTTGTGGGATGCATGGGAAATCTCGTGGGTATCTTCTATGGGCACGTCGTCATGGAAAGGACATTGCTTGCTGGAATTATCTAGTTCTTCGTGCCATGCAGCAGCGTGGTTCTTACTACTATATTTATCCCAAGCAGAACCAAGCTAGAAAAGCTATCTGGGAAGGAATGACCTCATCTGGTAAAAGATTCCTAGAATATATTCCAAAGGCATTTTATGCAAAAGACCCTAACAATACTGAAATGCTTATCACTCTCGTTAACGGGTCTCTTATACGCATACTTGGCTCTGACAACCACGATTCCTTGCGTTCCTCTAATCCTATCGGTGTTGTACTTTCTGAATATGCTTTCCATCATCCTAATACCTGGTCTGGAATCATCGAACCAATCTTGCAAGAAAACAAAGGATGGGCTCTCTTCAACACCACTCCTTTTGGTAGAAATCATGCCTATGACTTATGGCAATATGCTACTCATAGACCAGAATTCTGGTACACCGAAAAAGTCACCAACTCTGATTCTCTTATGATTTCGGATGAAGAATTCGAAGAAATGAAAAAACGTGGTGTTTCTGAAGAGACTATCCAACAAGAATACTTCTGTAATTTTGATCGAGGTGTTGAAGGTTCTTATTATGGCAAGATTATTTCTAAGCTTAGATTAGAAGAACGAATACGAGAAGTACGAAAAGATGATTATGCACAAGTTCACACAGCCTGGGACCTTGGGTTCGGAGACTCAACTGCCATATTCTGGTTTCAGACTATCAATGGAGAAGTTCGAATTTTAGATTATTATGAGGCCAACGGTGAAACACTACCACACTATATCGGAATTCTGGAGAATCGAAGAGAAAAATACAAGTACTCTTATGGCAATCACTACATGCCTCACGACGCGGCATCCGGATCCCTCAGCAAAGGTCACGGTGGGATTGCTAAATATGCTTATGAACTTGGCATTAAGCCAATCATATTACCCAGAGAACCACTCGATTTGGGAATTGAACGGGTTAGAAAGTACCTACCAAGGTGTTATATAGATGTTGTCAAATGTGAATATGCGCTCAAGTGTCTAGAAGGATATAGAAAAACTTTTAATGAGAAAGCTCAGTGTTACAGCGAAACTCCTCTCCATGATTACACTTCTCATTGTTCAGATTCATTTAGATATCTTTGTCAGGCTATAGAAACTTATCAAGACAACACAAACTATTCTTTGGAACAGCACAGAGAATTAAAAAGAAAATTTGGTCGTGAAGAAGGCATTCCCCCCTCATCAAAATTCCCAACATATTTAGGTAACTAATGGTTAAATGTAAATTTTGCAGTGATCCAGAATACACACATTTCTGTTCTGAAGAATGTAAAATTAAATTTAAGAATAGAGAGTGGCTAGAGAATAAGCCGCAAAAAGAGAAGCCTAAGCCAGATTCACGAAGATTTGCATATGGAGCTACTTTCACTGGATTCTCTCGATTAAAAAGATTCAATGCATGTAGAGGGTAATGGCTAAATACACAGTAGACGATCATTGGGAAAGCATTAAACAGAAAATAGCTAACGGAATTTTTGATAAAAATGAGATCAGTAGTTGTATGGCTGCATTGAATAGGAGAGATGAGCAACCGATCATTCCTGCTTTAAAGAAATATATACGAAATAGAGATACTTGGTCATATCTGATTAAAGGAAAGAATTGGAAAGAGTTGTATTATCAACATTTCCCTGAATAGGTAAAATTATGCAATGTACGCAGTGCAGAAATGTAATCAACAATCCGAAACCTCATCAGAAATTCTGCATTTCATGTAAGTATGATCAAGCAAGATTATCAAAAAAAAAAGTTAAGCAAAAAGAAGAAAAGGAGGGAAAACAATATTCAAGAGTTTGTCGAGCATGTAAAAAACAATTTACTAGCTCTTACAAAGTAGAGAAATTCTGCTCTCCTGATTGTCGGAATCTTATGCCAACTCAAGTAGTCAATAAAAATTGGTTATGTGAGCGGAAAAGATCAAAGTTACAGAAAGAGAAGATAAAATCCAATTTCAATGCCTTTCGAGTGTATCCAGAGACAGGGAATATAAAGATTCCTTAAACATCACAACTTACAATAATGAGGAAATTATGATTGAGATACTGAAAACAATATTTATGCCATTCACATACATTCATGCAATTTCAATGCTGAATTCCCTTCGACTTTACACTCATCTCAAAAATATTCCCTTCCCATCTTTTATGATATGGGCATTCGGAGAAAATTGGGAGGATATTCCTATCATTCAATTGCATCTGGTTTGGAATCAAAGACATAGGACTATTTCTAAAATAAAGAGTATAAAAGATCTCTCATCTATCATTTTTTCTATGGTCGATTGGTATATTCAGATCAACAAGCCAATATAAACCATTTTGTCGGTGAGGACAAATTGGTAGAAAATCGCTGATTCGCTAGGCTGGCTCAGCGTGGCCTTTATAGATTTTGCATCGCTGTTGCAAAACAAAAAGATGGCTCTGCTTTTTAGACAGACCACAAACTCATTGTACACCTGGTACACGAGAAAAAGCCCTCGGTCAAGAGGGCAATTCAACTATGAATCTAGATCCATAGATTTCCGATGACTAATCGGGGAGGTTATTTATTCATATCATGAGAAATAATTTTGTTCAAATTAAATTTTTAGGTACGGTATGGCTTTAATCATAGGTCACACTCATGACATTTTCTGATCTATCTCCCTATTATACCGACGATAATATGGATATTAAGCGTCGAATGGAACAGAGTTATCGAGAAGGAATTACACTCAATCAGCAATATTGGAATGAAGCAGACATTGATACGCGATTCCATGCAGGAGATCAAACCTTGTGGAATCAGATCTATGGACAACTTATTCCCATCACAAGACGTCAGTTTACTTTCAACCGTATCAGACGTATTGTTAACATGCCTGTTGGTTTTCAACGCAGAAATCGTAAGACATCGATTGTCACCCCTGTTCATGAAGCCGATCAACAAGGAGCAGACGATAATTCTGGCGTACTCCAATGGGTAAATAATAATAATAACTTTTACAATACTCTCTCTGACTCTTTCGAAGGCGCTCTTATCACAGGCCTCAATCTTTTATCCTTTTGGGTAGACTATCGAGAAGACCCAGTAAATGGCGAAATCAGATGTGATAACATTCCATATAATGGTGCATTTCTTGATCCAACCAGCAAAAAACAAGACTTATCAGACGTAAACTACATTTGGACTAGAAAATGGATGAGTAAGAAGCAAATTACTTCTCTCATGCCAGAACGTGCTCAAGAAATTCAAGCGATGCCATATACCGCTAACCGTGATGATAAATTTATTTTCCTTCCAGAGAATTATCAATATGGAATTCGTGGATTACTTCCTTACGATGAATATTGGTATTTGGATTATCGAACAGTCAACAACGTATACGATACTGAAACTGGTGAGATGATCGAGTGGGAAGGTGCTGAGAAAGATATCAAGCAATATTTAGAGATGTATCCTCAGCTTAAATTGATCAAGTCTGAGAAACAAACTTATAAATTGGCCGTAAGTGTAGGAAATAGAGTAGTTTATGATGGTCCAAATCCTTATGGAATCGATCGCCACCCATTTATTGCTACTTGGGGATATTTTTCTCCATATATCCCATATTATGCTCTGAAACAGCAAGGTATTGTTCGTGGGCTGAGAGATGCTCAATATATTTACAACCGTAAAGTAAATATTTTGAATGATATCATGGAATCCCAGATTAATTCTGGCATCAAATACAAAGAAAATGCTCTTGTCGATCCAAATGATGCATTTTTGACAGGACAAGGAAGAGCATTGGCTCTGAAAGCAAATGCTGACATGAATGATGTTCAGACTATCCCAGCTCCAGAGCTTCCCCCTTCCATTTTTGAGTTATCAAAAGTGATGGCTGATGAAATTACGCAGATTTCTGGTGTCAATGAAGAGTTATTAGGGTCAGCAACAGATGAAAAAGCTGGTGTTCTTTCAATGTTGAGACAAGGAGCTGGATTAACAACACTTCAGATCCTTTTTGATCAGCTTGATATGACTCAATCTCTTGCAGGACAACTTACTTTAGATCTCATTCACAAGAATTTCACTCCTCAGAAGGTGGCAAGAATTCTAGGACATGGACCTTCTTCTGAATTTGAGAATAAATTATTCCCTAAATATAACTGCAATGTTGAAGAGGGTGTCTTCACTCTTTCACAAAAACAAATGCAATTCCAGCAGCTTATTCAACTTCGTGAATTTGGTATCAATGTTCCTGAAAATGTTATTATTAATGCCGCTCAACTACAGGACAAGAAGCAACTTGTCGATTCAATTGAACAGCAAAGTCAACAGCAGCAACAGCAAGAACAAGCTCAAACTCAACAAGCAATGCAAGCTCAGCAAGTCACAATGGATTCTATCCAAGCTAAGTCTGAATCTGATAGAGCTCTTGCTCAGGAGCGAATCAATAAGATTAGTCTTGATGCTGCACTTTCTTCAGAACGAATAGAAAGAGCTCAAGAAGATAGAGACCAAGCAACTCTTGCTAAGGTGAAGACACTGAAAGAACTCGAGGGAATGAATCTAGATCATATACAAAGACTTTTAGGAATGCTCAAAGATATTGAAGAACACTCACAAATGACCAAGGTGAATGCGGCTACTCCAATTGAGAACTTAGTACCTCCTAAGCCAATTCAGCAGCCTGTAGGTCAAATGCAGCAGCCTCAAGAACAGCAATCAGGACAAAATGTTATCTAGTTAAAAATTTAGTTATTTATTAAGGTGAAATAAATTCTCAAAGGAGAGATTTATGGCAAGAAAGTATCCAGATGACAATGCCTTCCACATGGCCCCAAATGCTGGGATTATGGATGGGAAAGGTATTAAAGAAACAGCTGAAAGTCATGCATCTAATATGCCCGACTTCGGGATCGGTCACAAAACTAGCAATGCTATGTATAAAGACTGGGCTAACAATGAATATACCATGAAGCCTCATAGTGATGGTTCTATGAACTACATGGAAGAAAAAAATATGATTATGAAGAAAGATCATAATCGTTTGAAGAGAACATTCGCAACAACTGGAGATGCAGTTTAATGAAAAAAGATAAAACAAAATCCACTCCTAAAGGGAAATTGATAGTTAAAGAAATGGAAGGTGCTAAGCCTCCAGTTCAAAAACCAAAAGGGAAGTGCTAGTTTATTTTTTTAATCAGTCAAATTTTGAGGTAATAATGATTCCAGATTGTCCCGTCTCCATGCAATCAGAATCACCTCGGGTAACTTTGGGCCAGCAAATCTTGGAAAAACGTGCCAAGGCTTCGGCCCAAGATACCCAAACTGTCCGAGATACTACTAATGCCATGGGCGAAGAGTACATGAAATCGCTTTGGACATTAGTAAAAAAGCATGAAAATCTTTCTGAAGATTGGTTCATCACAGAAATAATTACGCATGATACTTTTTTGGAAGGCGTCATGAAGGTAAAACACATTGCAAGAAGAACTAGGCCTAATCCTGAATGGGGTCTTGCATTATATAAAGTGCATCCAAAGTCGGGAACTTTGAGTTATGAATGGGGACTTCCTCATGTCGAAGAAGCTATCCATATTATGAAAGAACCTGAAGGTTGGGATAAGAAAATTGTGAAAGATATTATGGCATTTGCGAATGGAACATTAGAATGACTCCATATCCAAATCCATTAATAACATTTGTCCCTCCTGCCGTAGAAATTACAAATATCACTAATTCTAATCCTGCGATTATAACCACTGCAGTACCACATGGATATTCTCCAGGATTATATGTCACAGTTGTGATTCCATATCCCAATGTTATGGAGCAAATTAATGGGAACACATATTTTTGTGTTCCTCTTAATGCGACACAATTGGTGCTTATTGTCGAATTACTTCCAGGGACTAGTCCAACGATAATTCCTTTAGATACAACTCATTTCAGTCCATGGTCTACTGGTCCTACCGTCAGAGTGATTGAATTAGATCCTCCTAACCCTCCAATTATAACTAATGTTCCAGCTCAAGTAGCACAACTTGTCCCTTCTGGAGAGATAGCTACAACGCTAGCAAATGTTTCTAACGTCATTGGGCCTAATAACCCCACTGGTTAGGAT